CCGGTTAAAAAGAATTTCGGGCAAGCAACTTCGAAAGATAAAAAGCCTACTCATCGCGGAATGACGCCGGAAGCAAGGGAGAATCAATTAATTGCTATGGCTTATGATGCGGCAGAGGAACAGTTGCGAAACGGTACAGCTTCGTCTCAGGTCATTACACATTTTTTAAAACTCGGTTCTACGAGCGGAAGATTGGAAAGAGATATTTTGTCGGAGCAAAAGAAACTTGTAAAAGCTAAAACTGAAAATCTGGAATCAGCAAAGAGAACAGAAGAGTTGTACAAGAATGCGCTTTACGCGATGAAGCAATACGGTGGTTACCACACTAATGATGAGGAGCCGCCTGAAGATGATTAAAACATATTCGGAACTTATACAATTCGAAACATTTATCGAAAGGTATAACTATTTAAAACTATGTTCAAGTATAGGTATTGAAACATTCGGACATTCGAGATACATAAATCAGATTCTGTATAGGTCGGAAGAATGGAAAAGTTTTCGAAGAGAGATAATCATTCGCGATAATGGATGTGATTTAGGTGTCGAAGGTTTCGACATTACTGGAACCTTCATTGTCATTCATCATATTAATCCTATTACAATAGAACAAGTAATGAATAGAGATAAACGAATCTTTGATCCTGAAAACGCAATCACGACAAAGCATTCGACACACATGGCAATACATTATGGGTCTTTGACAGAGCAAGATATTTCTTTGCTAGAACGAAGAGCAAATGATACTTGTCCATGGAAACATTAGATATTTGGAGAAAAGCATGAATGAAGATAGTATTTTAATGAGTATAAAAAAATTACTCGGATTGAATGCAGATGATAAGTCTTTTGATGCGGACATAATTATACATATCAATTCCGCTTTTGCTACACTCAATCAGTTGGGTGTGGGTAAAAAATCCGGCTTTGCTATTTCTGATGACTCTGCTACTTGGGAGAGTATATTTGGTAGCAATTTAACATTAAACGGATTTATTAGAACTTATGTATATTTGAAAGTAAGACTTATCTTCGACCCGCCTACGAGTTCATTCGTAGTCGAATCAATTAAACAAAGTATTAGCGAGTATGAATGGCGGATAAATTCCGTTGTTGATTACTAAAGGGGTTTCTTTTATGGACAATTTCATAAAGCACCACGGTGTAAAAGGAATGCAGTGGGGTGTTCGTAAAGATAGATATGGGCATCCGACAAAAAAGAAAAGAGGGTATGATAAGACTACTGGCAACTATGGTAAAACTAAAGAAATCCTCAATTCTTCAAGTAGCATTGCTAGAGAAGGTGGAAAAGCCATTGACGCGATTGATGGAATGAGAGAGCGTTCCGCATCTAAGAAAGTTAGAAAAGGATTAGCATCTATGACGGATGCCGAATTAAAAGCAAAAGTCAATCGTCTTAATATGGAAAAACAATATTCGGATTTAACATCTGCCGATAGAGGACGCGGTTCTTATTATTTGGGTAACATGCTCGATATAGTTGGAAGCGTAACAGCTATTGGCGCATCGGCTGTCGGAATAGCAGTTGCGATAAGACAGTTAAAAAAGTAAATGTGGGTGGTATAACTTATGAATCAGAATAGCTATTCAAATAGTATTGCTCATCACGGTGTAAAAGGTCAACGCTGGGGTGTAAGACGGTATCAGAACGATGATGGTTCTTTAACGGCAGCCGGTAAGAAGCGTCAAGCCAAGCAGGAAGTAAAAGCAAAGAAGGCGCTCACTAAAGCCAAAGCACGATATAGAGAAGTTACTGCTAATAAAAGAAAAGCAGTCGCTAAGAAAGTTGCTATTGCATCTGGAGCTGTCCTTGGAACAGCAGGTTTGACAGCTGCCGCCGTTGTTGGTAAAAAGTATGTGGAACAATCGCTCGGTAAGCTGATGTTAAATATACTTTGGGAAGAAACAGGTGGGTATATACTTAAAAATACCTAAGTTATTTAATTTAAATAATATGGAGAAATTATTGATGGGTAATCAACAGTATTTAATGCATCACGGTGTAAAAGGTCAACGCTGGGGTGTGAGACGCTATCAGAACGAAGACGGCTCTTTGACTGAAGCGGGAAAAAGAAAAGCCGAAAAAGCAGAGATTAAAAGCGACGCTAAGAAATTGACAAAAGCTGGACTTCCCGGCGGTTTGAAAGATAGAATGAACAAAAACCGTGGAACGGAGTTATACAGTCAACTTAATCAGCAGCGAGGAAGAGAATACACGAACAAAGTTCTTAAGTCTGCAAAGATGAGAACCTATGGACAGGCTGCTGCGGCTAGTTCCGTTGCGGCTGGCATTGCTGCTGTTGCTAGCTTGGGTATTGTTACCCTTGGTGCAAAAGCTTACGTAAACAAAATTTTGTAAAAGGAATAAAAATTCAAAATGGCATTATCGAATACAGCAACGCCGAAGTATTACGGCCAGTTTCGAGATGCCGTAATTCGTGGTGAAATACCGGTTAATAATGAAATTTCTATGGAGATGAATCGAATAGATGATTTGATTGCTAACCCGGGAATTTACTATGATGATGAAAAAGTAGAAGGCTGGATTGCCTTTTGCGAGAATGAATTAACATTAACCGATGGCGCAGATCTTCATTTATTGGATACATTTAAGTTATGGGGGGAACAGGTTTTCGGCTGGTATTATTTTGTCGAAAGAAGTGTTTATACTCCGAATGCCGACGGGCACGGCGGTCACTATGAAAAGAAGTCTATAAAGAAACGGTTAATTAATAAGCAGTATTTAATAGTTGGACGTGGCGCTGCAAAATCATTGTATTGTTCTTGTATTCAATCCTACTTTGAAAACGTAGATACTACAACAACACATCAGATAACTACAGCTCCAACTATGAAACAAGCTGATGAGGTTATGTCACCTATAAGAACAGCTATAACGCGGGCGAAAGGCCCGCTTTTTCAATTTTTAACGGAAGGTTCTATTCAGAATACAACTGGGTCAAAAGCTTTGCGTGTAAAATTAGCGTCAACTAAGAACGGCATTGAAAATTTTTTAACTGGTTCTTTGTTGGAAATCAGACCAATGTCAATTAACAAACTTCAAGGTTTGAGATGTAAAGTTGCATCGGTTGACGAATGGCTTTCTGGTGACGTTAGAGAAGACGTTATAGGCGCAATAGAACAAGGCGCGTCAAAAGTTGACGATTACTTAATTGTCGCAACAAGCTCGGAGGGAACTGTACGAAACGGTAGCGGTGATACCATTAAGATGGAACTTATGGATATTTTAAAAGGCGAATATGTCAATCCACATGTTTCTATATTTTGGTATAAGCTCGATTCCATAGACGAAGTTTCAAATCCAGATATGTGGACTAAGGCTCAACCAAACATTGGAAAAACTGTATCTTATGAGACTTATCAATTAGATGTGGAGCGTGCCGAAAAAGCTCCTGCTACAAGAAACGATATTTTAGCAAAAAGATTTGGTATTCCAATGGAAGGTTATACTTATTATTTCACTTATGAAGAAACCTTACCACATCGTAAAAGTGATTTCTGGCAGATGGCTTGTGCGCTTGGAGCCGATTTATCAAGAGGCGATGACTTTTGTTCTTTCACATTTTTATTTCCTTTACCTGATGGTTCGTTTGGTATCAAAACTAGAAATTATATTAGTTCGTTAACCTTGACAAAACTTCACGCAGCTATGAGATTGAAATACAACTCTTTTATGGAAGAGGGTAGTTTAATAGTCTTAGAGGGTACTGTTCTCGATATGATGGAAGTCTATGAAGATTTGGATAATCATATTGTCCAATGCGGATATGACGTTCGTTGTTTAGGATACGACCCCTACAATGCAACGAAGTTTGTTGATAGATGGGAAGCAGAAAATGGTCCATTTGGTATAGTTAAAGTAATTCAGGGTGCTAAAACGGAATCTGTTCCGCTCGGCGAACTGAAGAAATTATCCGAGGAAAGAATGCTTATGTTTGATGAAGACATAATGACATTTGCTATGGGTAACTGTATAACCATGGAAGACACAAATGGAAATAGGAAATTGCTCAAAAAGAGAAATGACCAAAAAATAGATCCTGTTGCTTCTATGATGGACGCATATATTGCTTATAAAGAAAATAGGGAGGCATTTGATTAAGGAGAATTTATGGATGAATTATATCATCATGGTATTCTTGGTCAACGCTGGGGTGTAAGACGCTACCAGAATGAAGACGGAAGCCTCACAAAAGCTGGTTTGCGTCGTCAAAGAGCGCTTGACAAGAAAGACCAAAAATGGGCAAAGCGAAATAGCGAAAAGATAACGGCGAAAGCAAAAGCCAAATCATCCAAAGAGTTATCAAAATATGCTAATGAACTTATGAGAAATCCAAATGCCCATACAAGTAATGGAAAATTAAGTTCAGCTACAATAATGGCATACAATCAGAAGATGGCAACTCTTATGAATGAAAAAGTTTCGGGTTTGCGTTCACCTTCTGGAAAAACAGTGTCGTTCGTAGCCAAGCGCGGAGAAGTCGGTGTATTTATGGCATTGGCTGATCAAGGCTACAATATGTCGCAATTAAAGAACGGAATTTATGGTTCGGGAAAAGTTGCTTACAAAAAGACAGTAATAGATAAAGTTGAGACATAAGGAGAGAGATATTTAATGAGTAATACAATGGGTTCTAGGCTGAAAAACGCTTGGAATGCTTTCTTTAATCGCGATCCGCCCGAAGAATATCGGTATGTCGATTTCGGAACGAGTTACACATATAGACCGGATAGACCTAGATTCACGAGAGGGAACGAAAGGTCAATAGTTACATCTGTATACAATCGAATAGCATTAGATGTCGCAGCAATACGAATTAGGCACGTGCAATTAGACAAGAATGATAGATATTTAGAAGATATTGATTCTGGATTAAATAGTTGCTTGTCACTTGAAGCAAATGCTGACCAAACCGGTAGAGCATTTATACAAGATGTTGTGATGTCAATGCTTGACGAAGGATGCGTAGCTATTGTTCCGGTTGATACCACGATAAATCCTAGGTTGAGTAGCTCTTATGATATTTTGAGTTTAAGAACTGGAAAGATTTTGGAGTGGTATCCAAAACATGTAAAGGTTAGAGTTTATAATGAGCAAACCGGCAACAAAGAAGATATTACGTTAGCTAAGAAAAATATATGTATCATTGAGAATCCTTTATATGCTGTAATTAACGAGCCGAACTCAACAATGCAGCGTTTAATACGAAAACTTAATATATTAGACGCTATTGATGAACAAAGCGGTTCTGGGAAGTTGGACTTAATTATCCAGCTTCCTTATGTTATTAAAACTGAAGCACGGCGCAAACAAGCGGAAGATAGAAGAAAAGATATTGAAAAACAATTATCTGGTTCAAAGTATGGTATAGCTTATACCGATGGTACTGAAAGAATTACGCAGTTAAATCGCGCTGTCGATAACAATCTAATGAAGCAGATTGAATATTTAACGAGTATGCTATATAGCCAGTTAGGTATCACTCAGTCGATTATGGATGGTTCGGCAGACGAAAAGACTTTACTTAATTATCAGAACCGAGCAATAGAACCGATAATTTCTGCAATTGTTGACGAGATGAAACGAAAGTTTTTAACAAAGACAGCTCGTTCTCAAAAGAAATCGATTCAATTCTTCAATGACCCGTTCAAGCTTGTTCCTGTTAGTGAATTGTCTGAGATGGCTGATAAGTTTACAAGAAACGAAATCATGTCATCGAATGAGATTAGGCAGATTATAGGCTTAAAGCCTGCTAATGATCCTAAAGCGGACGAATTGCGAAACAAGAATCTTAGTCAGCCGAGCGAAGAACAAACAAATACAGAAAATCCTAATCCAACGGAGGAAACGTAAATGCAAAAAGATTACGATTTCAGCGGATGGGTAACTAAGGCAAATGTTAGATGCGCAGATGGGGTAACGATTGCCGAAAACGCATTTAAAGACGATAACGGAAAGAAAGTTCCGCTTGTTTGGAACCACCAACACAATGACCCCGATAATGTTTTGGGGCACGCTATTTTGGAGAACCGACAGGACGGAGTATATGCTTATTGCAAATTCAATAATTCCGAAGCAGCCAAGAATGCAAAGATCGCAGTTCAAAATGGAGACATTGATGCAATGTCCATCTTTGCTAACAGGCTTCAGCGTCAGGGTGCTAGCGTTAACCACGGCGTAATTCGTGAAGTAAGTTTGGTACTGGCCGGAGCAAATCCCGGCGCATTCATCGATAATGTGATGTGTCATAGTGATAGTGGGGAGATGGTTCCTTCTGAAGATTCGGCTATCATATTTACCGATGAAAAAGTTGACCTTTGCCATTCTGCGGAAGGGTCGAATGAAAACAAAGAAAATTCTGAAAAAGGAGAAGTTAAAAAAATGGCAGAAGAAAATAACAATAAATCTACCAATAATGAAAAGACTGTTCAGGATGTAATCGATTCCATGAACGAAGAACAGAAAACCGTTTTATATGCGCTTGTCGGACAAGCTCTCGAAGAAAATGAAAACGATGAAGGAGATAACAAAGAAATGAAACACAATGTATTCAGTGATTCCGATGAAAACTACACCGGAGATACTATTAGCCATGCAGAAATCGCGGCGGCAATTACCGACGCAAAAAGATATGGCAGTATGAAAGACAGCTTTATTCAGCACGGCATCGAAGATATTGAATTCTTATTCCCTGATGCCAAAAACGTGACAAATGCTCCCGTATTTATTGACAGAGACCAAAAATGGGTCAAGAAGGTAATGAATGCGGTACATAAGACCCCGTTCTCGAGAATTAAATCGCTATTTGCAAATATTACCGAGGAAGAGGCACGCGCAAAAGGTTACATTAAGGGCAAGATGAAGAAGGATGAGGTATTCGGTCTTCTTAAGAGAACGACTACGCCCACTACTGTTTATAAGAAACAGAAACTCGACAGAGACGACGTTATCGATATTACCGATTTCGATGTAATTGCGTGGATTAAGGGCGAAATGCGCGGCAAATTGGATGAGGAACTTGCGAGAGCATTCCTTGTTGGCGACGGTCGTTCTTCGTCTTCTGACGATAAGATTAACGAAACCAATATTCGTCCCATTTGGACCGATGAAGACCTCTTCACGATTAAAGCAACCGTAACGGCACCTGCAAATGACACCTCGGCAAAAGTTAAGGCGTTTATCCGCGCTGCACTTAAAGCTCGTAAGAACTATAAAGGTTCGGGAAGTCCCGTTCTTTATACTACCGAAGATATGCTTACAGATTGCCTTCTTCTTGAAGACAATAACGGTCGCGTAATTTATGATTCCGAAGAGAAGCTTGCAAAGACTTTGCGTGTAAGCGAGATTGTTGCAGTTCCCGTTATGGAAGGACTTACCCGTACGGATAAAGATAGCGCGACAAGAGAACTTCTCGGCATTATTGTAAATCTTGACGATTACGCAGTAGGTGCAGATAAGGGAGGTGCTGTAAACATGTTCGACGACTTTGATATCGACTACAATGCAATGAAGTATCTTATCGAAACTCGTTGCTCCGGCGCACTTACCACTCCTTACTCGGCAATCGCACTTGAGTATGTCGAATCCGAAGCCGCGCAAAGCAGCTAAAGAAGAAGAGTAAAAATTCAAAATGGAGAAGTGACGATGCCTAAATTCCACGGAAAAGTTGGTTATGCAATCCTGACTGAAACATCTCCCGGTGTTTGGGAAGAAGTTATAACAGAAAGGGAGTACTTCGGGGACTTAGTAAAGAATACGAGAGGTTTGCAATCTGCAAATCAAGTAAACGATAATGTAACCATTTCTAACGAAATAAGCATCGTCGCAGATCCGTTTGCGAATGAAAATTTCCATGCAATACGATATGTTGAGTTTATGGGTTCGAAATGGAAAGTATCAAATATTACCGTTTCATATCCTAGACTCGTAATGGCGGTGGGGGGACTATACAATGGATAACAGACCAAATCTGCAAAAACTCCTCGAAGAATTGGTGGGGAATAGAAATGTGTATTTTCAACCTCCTCCGTCATTACGTATGTCGTATCCGGCAATCGTGTATTCGCGATCAAATATTGAAAATTCATATGCCGATAATTCCTCTTATATACAGGGTGTGGCATACAAACTTGTTGTGATAGATAAGAATCCTGATAGTGCTATTGTAAAAAAGGTTTCGAAATTACCAATGTGTAAATTCAACAGTCACTATGTGTCGGATAATTTAAATCATGACGCATTTACAATTTATTATTAATTATAAGGAGAACAGACAATGAAACTTGTTTGGGATAAATCCGGTGAAAGATTTTACGAAACCGGTGTCAGCAATGGTGTTCTTTATCCTCGTAAAGAAGGACAGTATACCAAAGGCGTTGTGTGGAATGGCTTAACTGCTGTAAATGAAAGTCCTTCTGGCGCAGAACCTACGGCTCTTTATGCGGATAATATCAAATATTTGAACTTGATGTCCGCAGAAGAATTCGGCGCATCTATCGAAGCATATACCTACCCTGATGAATTTGAAGCGTGTCAGGGCAATGAGGAAATTAACGACGGAATTACTGTTGGTCAGCAGGACCACGTTCCGTTTGGACTTTCGTACAAGACTCTTATCGGTAATGACGATGATGGCAACGGTCACGGTTATAAACTTCATTTGGTATATAACTGTCTTGCTCAGCCCAGTGAGAAATCGTATGCCACTGTCAACGACAGCCCTGAAGCTATTACTTTCTCTTGGGAAGTTTCTACGACTCCCGAAGACGTTCCCGGTAAAAAGCCTACGGCACTTATCACCATCGATTCGAGAAAGACGAAGCCTGAGGTTCTTAAAGCAATCGAGGACGTCCTTTACGGAACCGATGAGAAGGAACCCATGCTGCCTACGCCTACCGAGTTAATCGAAATCGTAAAGAGTGTCGAGGAAGCAGCGTAAATCAAAATGGAACAAAAAAGAGCCGTTTGGAGTAACATCTGGGCGGCTCTAAAATTTTTTATGAAAGGAGAATTAAATTTATGTTAAAGAAAACTATTACTTATACCGATTATAACGGTATGGAAAGAACCGAAGATTTCTACTTCAATCTGACTAAAGCGGAAGTTGTAGAAATGCAGTATAGCATTGGCGGTGGTCTTAAAGAAAGACTTGAAAGTATTGTAAATACCAAAGATCAGCCTTCGATTATTCGCGAATTTAAGAAGCTTATTCTGGCGGCATACGGCGAAAAGTCCCCCGATGGAAGGCAGTTTATGAAATCCGAAGAAATTTCGAAGAGATTCGAATGCACCGAGGCATATTCCATTCTCTTTATGGAACTCGCTACCGATGCAGATAAAGCAGCTGAATTTGTAAATGGTATTACTCCCAAAATCAAGGCTGAAGAATAATGCTTACTGTTTGCATTCCACCTATAGAACTGTGGGATGAAACGAAAAATGAATTCGTTGGAACTAAAGGCGCAACTATTCAATTAGAGCATTCTTTAGTTGCCATATCAAAGTGGGAATCGAGATGGAATGTTCCATTTCTTACAAAAGATAAAAAGACGCCGGAGCAATTGCTGGACTACATAAAATGTATGACGATTACTCAGAATGTTCCGCAAGATGTGTTTAATACCATACCAAAGAAAATTCTCAATAGAATCGTAGAGTACATTAATAATTCGATGACGGCTACAACATTTTCACAACGCGAAACAAAAGGTGGAAGTAGGGAAATTATCACCTCGGAGTTAATTTATTTTTGGATGATTAGCTACGGAATCCCTTTCGAATGTCAGAAATGGCACCTCAATCGATTACTCACTTTGATACGAATTTGTAACGTTAAAAACCAGCCCGCAAAGAAAATGGGTAAAAAAGAACTTATGAGTAGAAACGCGCAATTAAATGCTGCGCGTAGAAAAAAATTAAATACAAGGGGGTAATAGAACATGTCGCTTGAATTTTTGGGCACAGCTCTTTTAGCCATATCCGTTGTAACGAGTTTAACTGTTGAAGGGATCAAGAAGATTTTTGACGCATGTAAGAAGAATTGTCCGTCGAACCTTGTGGCTATTATAGTCTCGGTTTTGATTACGGTAATCGCTTCGGTTATCTATGTTGTCGTAAAAAACATTCCTTTTTCGTTCTTACTCGTTGTCGAGATTGTGGCATTGGTCTTCTTGAGCTTTTTGGTCGCTACTTTGGGATACGACAAAGTCATGCAAATGCTTAAACAGTTTATTCCGAACAAAACTGACGATAAGACAGACAAAAAAGACGAATAAGTCGACGGAGACAAAAATGATTAAAATAAGGCAGAAGGGTAACTTTTCCAAAACGTTTTCCTTTTTGAATAGATTAAAAGGATACGATTTTAGAGCGCAACTTGACGGATGTGGAAAAGAAGGGGTTGCCGCCCTTGCTGCCGCTACTCCGAAAGATACCGGATTAACATCACAATCTTGGGGGTACGAAATCAAACAAACTAAAAACACTGTAACGGTTACGTTCAACAACACAAATATTCAAAATGGAGTACCGATTGCTGTAATTTTGCAATACGGTCACGCAACAGGAAGCGGTTATTGGGTTGAGGGTACAGATTACATCAATCCTGCTTTAAAACCGATTTTCGAAAAGATAGCCGATGAAATTTGGGAGGAGGTTAAGAAAGTTTGAGTAAGAAAGTCGATGAAAAAGTCGTCGAGATGAGCTTCGATAACTCGAAATTCGAAAAGAATATTCAAACGAGTATCTCAAGCCTCGACAGATTAAAAGAAGGTTTAAATTTTAGCGGAGCCGCAAGAGGTCTTGATGAGATTGCCGATTCGGCAGGAGATTCGGCTAATGAGTTTTCGGCATTGAGCACCGGAATTGAAAGCATTGGTCGTAAATTTTCGGCATTAGAAGTTATTGCAATAACTGCTCTTGCTAACATAACAAATTCCGCAATAAATACGGGTAAAAGAATTGTTTCTTCTTTGACGATTGATCAGATTGCTTCTGGATGGCAGAAATATGCTGATAAAACAACGGCAGTTCAGACAATTATAAGCGCAACTGGACAATCGATTGATGAAGTAAATGAACAATTAGATAAATTAAACTGGTTTACCGATGAAACTAGCTATAACTTTGTAGATATGGTTGGTAATATCGGTAAATTTACTTCAATGGGTATTGATCTCGAAAAGTCAGTAACAGCGATGATGGGTATCGCTAACTGGGCTGCTGTTTCGGGTCAAGGTACCAACGAAGCAAGTAGAGCCATGTATAATCTTGCTCAGGCTATTGGTGTTGGTGCTGTAAAATTACAGGACTGGAAGTCGATAGAAAACGCAAACATGGCAACACAAGAGTTTAAAGATTTGGCTATAGAAACGGCTAAAGCTTTAGGTACTCTTGATAAAGAAGCAAAAACAAGCGGAGGAACTCTCGTTGAAGCTGCTAACTTTTCAAGCACTTTGTCGGAAGGATGGTTTACCGCTGATGTATTACTTGCCACGCTTCAAAAATACGGCGAGTATTCGGAAGAAGTATATAAAGTAGTACAGGAAGAAGGATTAACAGCATCGGAAGCCATGAAGAAAGTCGGCGATGAAACGATGCAACTTGGTTCCAAAGCTTTTAAAGCTGCACAGGAAGCAAAAACAGCCGCCGATGCTATCAATTCCGTAAAGGATGCGGTGAGCACCGGATGGATGAACACGTTTGAAATTATATTTGGTAACTACGAAGAAGCAAAAGTATTGTGGACTGATTTGGCCAATCAATTATACGACGTGTTTGCTGCCGGAGCAGAAGATAGAAATGAATTATTAAGCGAATGGAAAGATTTAGGTGGACGAGCTTTACTTATTGATGGGCTTTTTAATGCATTAACAGCATTACAGAACATAATTGAAACCGTAAAAGATGCATTCCACGAGATATTTCCTAAAAAGACCGCAGACCAATTATATTCTATGACTGAGTCTTTCTATAATTTTACGGAAAGATTAAAGAATAACGAAAAACTTTTCAATAACATTGGTCGTATTTTAAAAGGGTTATTTGCGGTTTTAGATATTGGTAAGCAATTACTAGGCTCGATATTTAGAGCATTAAGTCCTGTATTTGGACTGGTTGCAAAAACAAGTGGCGGTATCTTTGATTTTACTGCAACACTCGGAGACTGGCTCGTTAAATTAGACGAGACAATTAAGAGAACGCAGATATTTGATAAGGTTTTCGGGAAGATAGCGAGTGTAATCATTGCAGTCGTTAATGCTTTTAAAAGACTTGTAAACTATTTAAAACAAACAAAGATATTTAATGAAATCACAAAGCTTATACAAAAAGCCTCGGCAGCATTGAAAAATTTTATGAATGCGGCAAAAGAAAAATTTGAAAGCCCGGGATTTGAGTTCTTCCACAAGTTATTGGAGAAGATACATAACGTTCTTGGTAAAATCGGCGAAGCAATGTCGCATGTAAAAAATTTCTTTGTCTTAGCATTTCAGAAAATTGGTCAGGCTTTGCTCGACTGTTCTCTTTTACAGATATTTAGTAAATTGTGGACAATCATAGTTGCCGTTGGTAAATGTGTAATGAGCGTTCTCGGTAAAGCATTTGCTGAGTTATTCGAAACTATAAAATCCGGTAACATTAAAGGCTTTGTCGATATACTGAATAGCCTTGTAACATTAAGTGTGAGTGGCGGGATATTAGGATTCATCAAAAATCTTAAAAATACTTTCTCCGGATTTACGGACATTTTAGACGGTGTTAAGGGAATTCTTGATGGCGTTCGCGGATGCTTCGAAGCGTATCAGAGTAAGCTAAAAGCCGAAACATTGATGAAGATTGCTACGGCTATTGCTATTTTGGTAGGCTCTATTTTAATTCTGTCGTTTATTGACGAGGAAAAGATAGGAAGTAGTCTTGCCGCAATTGTAGGTTTATTGACTGGCCTTATGATAGCTATGTCCATACTTACGAAGATGAGCGGAAGTGTGCGAAAAACTGGAAAAGTTACAACGATGATGCTTGGAATGTCGGTGTCGATTCTTATAATGGCTTCGGCGTTGAAAAAGTTATCAAGCATCAGCCCCGGTGATATGATTGTCGGATTAGCTGGAATAGCCGGATTAATGGCGGTGTTAATTGTCGCGGTAAAGGCTCTCGGTAGCGGTTCCAAGAAAGTTATGAAGGGTGCGACCCAGTTAGTCATACTCGCAATCGCCGTTAAACTGTTAGCTTCGGCTTGTAAATCGCTATCCAAATTGTCTTGGGGCGAAATGGCAAGAGGTTTGGTTGGCGTAGGCGTATTGATGGCAGAGATTGCTGTTTTCCTCAAAATGGCTAATTTTAATAAAAAAAGTTTATCTACTGCTATCGGCTTAGTATTTTTAGCCACGGCAATGAAAATACTCGCTTCGGCGTGCAAATCGTTTGCCAAATTGGAATGGGAAGGTATAGGAAAAGGTCTGGTCGCTATCGGTGCTTTTTTATTGGAAATTGCTATATTTACCCAGTTGGTAAAGCCAAAGAAGATGATTTCTATGGGGCTCGGTTTAATAGCAATAGCCACGGCGATGAAAATTCTTTCGTCTGCGATGGGTTCATTATCCGGACTGTCTTGGGAAGGAATTGCAAAAGGACTTGTATCTATGGCTGGCAGCCTTGTTTTGCTCGTTGCGGCATTAAATCTGCTTCCAAAAGGAATGATTACAAAAGGTTTAGGTTTAATAGCTGTTGCGACGTCAATGCTTATTCTTGCTTCTGCTTTAAAGAAGATGGGCAATCAAAGTTGGGATTCAGTAGGAAAAGGACTTTTAACACTTGGCGCGGCCATGGCTATTTTAGCTATTGGACTTAATGTAATGAAAGGTACTCTTGGTGGCTCTGCGGCTTTATTGGTTGCGGCTTTGGCCCTTGCTGTCTTTGCGCCAGTATTTGCTTTACTCGGAGCAATGTCTTGGAAATCGATAGCAAAAGGTTTAATTTCTATTGCCGGAGCAATTGTTATTCTTGGTGTTGCTGGAGCAGTCCTTGGACCTATTATTCCGGCAATTTTGGGGCTTGCGGCAGCTATGGCTCTTGTCGGCGTTGGAATTCTTGGTGTCGGAGTAGGTATGGTTGCAGCAGGACTCGGATTAACTGCTCTTGCGGCTGGTATGACAGCTCTTGCCGCGGCAGGAGTTGCTACAGCTTCGTCGTTCGTAGCTATGTTAACGGTTATTATAACCGGCGTAGCGCAAACGATCCCCACAATAGCAATACTCCTTGCACAAGGTTTTCTCGAATTTGTTCGAGTAATCGGCGAAAATGCACCGTTAATATTAGAAAGCGTAGGGGCAATTTTAGTATCATTACTGGAATTACTTGTTAATGTTGCTCCGCAATTGGTTGAAACAGTATTCTTTTTGTTAGATTGCGTTTTACAAAAATTAGTTGAATATACACCAATCCTTGTACAAGCCGTTTTCAATATTTTAATAGCGGTATTGCAAGGAATTGCTAACAATATCGGTATGGTCGTACAAACTGCTATTGACGTTGTTTTAGCGTTTATTGACGGTATCGCACAAAAAATTCCGGATGTAATTCAAGCCGGATTTGATTTGTTGCTATCGTTTCTTAACGGAATTGCCGATGCAATAGACAGAAATACACAGCCGATGATAGACGCAATGACAAGGCTTATAAAATCAATCTTAAACGCCGCTCTTAAAGTTCTATCTGGTGGAATTGACTTGTTTGCCGATATCGGTAAAGCATTAATGGAGGGGCTTGGAAACGGTATTAAAAAAGCTGTAAATTGGGTTAAAGACGCTGTAACGAATGTCGGGAAATCGATTAAAAACTGGTTCTGTAATTTGTTTGGAATTCATTCACCGTCAAGAGTTTTTCACGAATATGGCGAATACATCGATAAGGGATTGGCTGACGGTATAAAGGATTATGCTTATGAAGTAGAAAATGCAACAGGTCAATTGGCTGATGTGTCTATGGATGGTATGGGAAGCGCGATAGACAAAATTTCTGAAATTATGGATAGCGAGTTTGAAGACCCGACCATACGACCGGTGTTTGACCTTTCCGAAATTCAAAATGGAGTAGGTAGTGTCGGTAAAATGATGAGCGATATGGACGGGTACGATATAGACGGTTCGTTTAATATGGCTCGCCAAGCGTCAAGTGGAATGAATTCTGGAACGGGAAGTGTAACATCTTTAGATGAATTAACAAAATCTATTCGTCAGTTGGCGCAGAATCCGACAAACCAAATGGAAAATACTTTTAATATTACGAGTAATAATCCAAAAGAAGTAGCTGAGGAAGTATCTCAAATTTTAGACAGACAATATCAAAGGAAGGCTAATACATGGGAGTAATAATATTTAACGGACGGTCTTCCAAAGATCGCGGCATCGAAGTTTGGGCCCCGCCGAACTATCAGATTCCGCAAAAAGATTATGAAACGATACATATACCGGGTCGGGATGGCGATTTATTAATCGATAAAAATTCATATAAAAACGTATCCCGATCCTATACTGTGTCTTTTGGACAGGAAGACAAAAAGAATTTTACAAGCTTAGCAAATGCTCTTGCTGAGTGGCTTCATTCGGCGTCTGGTTATGCGAGGTTGGAAGATTCTTATGAGCCCGAATACTATCGATTAGCATGTTATCAAAAAGCAACAGAGATAACAAATGCCTATCAAATAGCTGGCTCGGCGACAATTGAATTTAATTGTAAGCCTCAACGCTTCTTAAAAAGTGGGGATCGCCCAGTAAATTTTATTAAAGGCAAATACGGTATAAATGATTCGATGGGTCAGATGATTTTGGATTCATCAAAAAATACCGTTGAAGGCTATATCGAGTCTCAAAGATATATAAACAATCCAACACAACACGCATCTTCTCCGATAATTAAAGTATACGGTAACGGGGCAGGCGAAATTCAAATAGGTAATAACGCTATTACTATTGTATCAATTAACGGATATTTAGTAATAGACAGCGATTTAATGGAGGTTTATAAAGACGAAACAAATTGTAATTCCAAAGTTAAATTCGGCTTAAACTCATTCCCGAAATTGCGTCCGGGGATTAATGATATTTCTTTCTCGGGAGAGATAACTCGCTTGGAGGTAATTCCGAAATGGTGGACAATTTAATTAAACTATTTAATTCTGAAGAAACAGAATTTGAAACAAACGGCATAGGAGTTCTTTCTGATGCCGAGACTTGCGAGATTACAGAGGAGCGAAACGGAGAATTTGAATTAGAAATGGATTATCCGATTAACGGCAGACATTATACGGATATTGGTATGCGGAAAATAATCGTAGTTAAATCGAATCCATATTCTGTTCCACAACCATTCAGGATATATTCAATTTCAAAACCTATAGACGGTATTGTAACGATTAATGCGGAACATATTAGTTATGATTTATCCGGATACCCCGTTTCTGAGTTCTCTTTAGAGGAACCGAATACGACTATTCAGAACGTATTTGATGAATTTAAAAATAAAAGTATAAGAGAATGTCCGTTTACATTTTGGACGAATAAGATTGCAACAAGTAAATTTTCCCTTCCTAATCCAAGGAGTATAAGGTCTCTTCTTGCTGGTTCTGAAGGCTCTATTATTGATGTATACGGGGTGGCAGAATATGAATTTGACGGATATTCTGTAAAACTTTGGATGAGCAGAGGTGAGGATAAAGGGGTTTCAATTCGCTATGGAAAAAATTTGACGGATCTGGAACAAGAAGAAAATTGTAGTTCGGTATATACAGCAATTTATCCGTACTGGTACTCCGAGACTGATAATAAACTTGTAACACTTCATGAAAGTGATGTGGAAGATTCTTCAGAGAAGGATGAAGAAGGGAACAATAAAACTATACATATTCCCAATAAAATTGTAGAAGTTGAAGGTACATTCTCGTTTGTTCGTATTTTAACACTCGATATGTCTGATAAATTTACCGAGCAACCGAGCGAACTCGAACTCTATAAAGCAGCTAAAAAGTATGCAAAGGATAAAGATTATGCAATTCTTGAAGATATTCGTCTTTGCGATACTGTGTATGTCGAGTTTCCAGAATTAGGAGTAAGCGCAACCGCAAAGTGTGTAAAGACTGTATATGATGCTTTGTCTGATAAGTATAAGAAAATCGAGCTTGGTTCTATTAAAAACAATCTTGCGAATTCCTTATCCGAACAAAGCAAAACATTAGCCAACGCAACGAGCAAGACGTACGTTGACAAATTGCTGGATGAAACGGTAATGGCTATAAGCGGAAATTCCGGTGGTTATGTCGTTATACACAGTTCTAAGGGCGGAAAGCACCCTGACGAAATTCTTATAATGGACGAACCCGAGATAGAAGATGCTAAAAGAATTTGGCGTTGGAATATGTCCGGATTATGCTATACCGATAACTATTATGCGTCGTTCCCCGATAATGACAAACGTAACAAAGGCGTAGCCATTACAATGGATGGTAAAATCGTTGCCGACTTTATTGCCGGTAACATGATACAAGGTGTTGGATTACAAACCGCTCCAGATCCTAATGGTGACATTTGGTTCGAAGTTACACAGGACGGGACACTAACTGCTCGAAAAGGCGTAATTGGCGGCTGTGAAATTCAAAATGGAGTTTTGCAAATTAAGAATGCTAACATTGAAGAGGTTTTGACTGGACATACTTTTAAAGCTTCAAAAATCGAAGGCTCCGAATTTTTAAGTACTCCTGTAGAAGTTACAAATGATGACGGTAAAAAAGAAACCAAGTCACTTTTCGAAGTTACACAGGACGGACAGGTGTATATTCGCGCTGAGGCTATAGTGAATAAACTCAAAGTAAGTCAGCTTGAAGCGGATAAATTTGTTCTTTCGGGGCAGGCCTATGGTTCGGGTTCGTTATCGGATATTGACTCTAATGAAGACGCCGAAAATGCATTTAGATTAAATAATTCGACAGGATTACTTGAAGCAAGAAATGCATTAATTCGAGGAACGATATTCGCCAATACCGGTGAAATTGCTGGGTTAGTAATGGAACAACAAAAATTATCTTATGACTCTAATGAAGTTTCAAAAGTGTTGCGAACGAACGATTCAAAAAACGATGCAGCGTTTGAGGTTCGGGTTAGCAAGGCAGGAAGTAGTATTTCTATTTTAACCCTAAATTGTCGTGATGGTAGTTTTATAAATACAGTTTCGACTAGAACATTATATGCCGGAATTATACGTATATCTGGGAGCCAGTTATTTGTTAACGATAAGCCGGCAATATCTTTTGAATATATACAATCTGGATCTACCGTAACAGCAACTTTATATAATAATTGGAGTTCAAATGAAATAACCATAAAAATTACTGATTCCAGCGGAAACGCATACAAATTAAAAAATTCGAAAACATTTTCTTTTAGAATTCACTATACATGGGGAAATTGGTCCGATACTAAATCATTGACTATCGGTGCTGGCGGTAGTGAAATAACTAAAAAATTTTCCGGTACTTTTTTTGGGTATGATGACGCTCAATTTATTAATAATGGTGCAAAAGAATTAGATTTTACAGATTCAGACGCGGTTTATCTTGATTTTTTGAGACATATTTCTCCGTATAGCAATAATGTATATGATATAGGTTCCGATAAATATCGCTGGCGATATCTTTATGTCGGAACAGTTTATTCTGGAATTACATATACAGAATCGGGAAATGTTTATAAAAGCGATAAAAATGCAAAGAAAGACATAAATAACTTAAGTCTTTCTTATGAAAAGTTTTTTGATTCTTTGCGTCCAGTAACTTATAGATTTAAGGAAAACACTAGCAACAGGCTGCATATCGGATTTATAGCGCAAGAAGTCAAAGAGGCGATTCTTGATTCTGGATTAACAACCAAAGATTTTGCCGGATATTGTCAAATAGATGGAAATGAAGGTAAAACTTATGGACTGCGTTACGGCGAATTTGTAGCCTTAAATACCTACGAGATACAAAAACTAAAAAAAAGAGTAAGCGAACTTGAAAAACGACTTGCATATTGAAAGGAGAAACAATGAAACTTATAGATAAGGCGGCGGCGAACAGAGTATTAATGGAGCATGTCAACGACAAGCTTCCTGTGTTTATCGCCTACAAATTAATGAAGCTCTTAAAGAGATTGGAGGATGACGTAAATTTTTATCGTACGAAAATGTCCGAGATAATCGACGAATACTCGGAAAAAGATCCTAATGGACAAGCCCTTCAATCTCAGAACGGCGGTGTAATAATTCAAAATGGAAAAGCAGATGAGTGCAATAATAAAATTAAAGAATTGGAGGAAATGCAAGTAGAGGACGTCAGCGATATTAAATTTACGCTTGATGAACTTGCGCCGATTAATTTTAGTGTAAACGAATTACTTTCCTTAGAATATTACATAGAACAATAAAGATATTTAAAGAGGAAAACGAGCAATGATACAATACACTCCGGCTTCGGATAAATTTGTTCATAATGTTTCCGTTGATTTTAGGAAAAGAATAGTCAGCGAACAAATTCATCTTGTTCAATACGATAATAGTCTTCCTATCATTGCGGCTTCGTTATATTCCGATTACGCACCATACAGCATTCCGATTAATGCCGAAGGTAATATTCGATTAAAAAAACAAGATGGTACTTACATTTATAATCCGGCATTAGGGTGTAACAGTGACGGGACCATACTGTATTTCGAAATTACCAATCAAATGACAATGTTTCCCGGAGTGCTGAACCCGATAATTGAAATTAAAATCGGAACAATGGTCGCCGCATCGGGAACTATAAAAATCGAGATAGACAAAAACCCTGTTCAAGAAGGCGATATTGAGTCAACCAATGAATACAAAACAATAGAAGGGTATGTCGAAATTGTAAAACAAAATGCGACCGCGGCGAAGGAATCTGAAGAAAATGCTAAGTTGTCTGAAAATGCTTCAAAAATTTCTGAGGGAAACGCTAAAACCTCGGAAACAAATGCTAAAGCTTCAGAAGTAGCCGCTGCAGCATCAGCATCCAATGCTTCAAGTTATGCTTCCGCCGCGAGCTTATCAGCTGATAAAGCAAAGACTTCAGAGACAAACGCAACGACATCTGAAACTAAAGCAAAAATTTCAGAGACAAATGCTAAGGCATCTGAAACAGCGGCTAAGACATCCGAAGTAAATGCATCTAATTCTGAAAGTGCGGCAGCTACATCGGCATCAAATGCTTTATCATCTGAAACTAAAGCAAAAACCTCGGAGACGAATGCAAAGACATCTGAAACAAATGCTAAGGACTCAGAAGATAAGGCAAAAACTTCCGAGACGAATGCTAAAACTTCGGAAACGAATGCATCTGCATCGGCTACAAACGCAGCGACATCCGCTTCAAACGCGAAGGCCTCGGAAACAAATGCTGCCAATTCTGCTTCTGCGGCGAAATCTTCCGAAGATACCGCAAGGCTATACGCGCAACAAGCAAAAGATACGGATGTTGGAACATTAATAAGTCAGCTAGGAAAATACAAAATTACAACTAAATTGGAAGATGCCGAAGGGAATTACATTTTGGATTCAGACGGAAATTATATGGAAACTGAAATTCATTTTGCTAGCCCCGACGACATATTATCCGTTTTAGAAAAAGTTATGGATATCGAAAGTAGATTATCCGATTTAGAAAAAACAGCGATACAAGGAGTTATTTTATGAGAATAAACGAATACCCCAAAGCGTTAACCTTTGACGATGGGGACGTATTAATTAAAGACGGTAGTGCGGGAACCAAGGCAATTCCTTTTTCTGATGCGGCACAATCCTTGATGGAATCGGTACTTTCACCGATGATGCATAGAAATGTATATAGAGGTAAGTACCTTGGAACAAGCGTTACTGCGGCGCAAAAAGCGGCAATTCAAAATGGAACTTTTAAAGATTTGTACATAGGAGACTATTGGACAATCGGCGGTAAAAACTGGAGAATCGCAGACATCAATTATTTCTATAATTGCGGTGATACGGCAT